ACCGTTTTGGTTGCTGGACCTGTGCCAGCGATCGTTACTCCTGAAAAGGGTTAAAAATGATTGTTGGTCCAGAGGTCATAAACAGGGGCAAAGGCTACAACGACAACTATCAGCGTAAGTACCGTCAGGTACCTCGTATTGATAGGATGGAAGCACTTCCGTACTTCCGTCTCGTTGGCTCTTGCCCTGACTCATATTGGGTTTACCTTTGGCAGGTGCATCTTGCTAACAAGTTCCCTGCTGATGGGTTGGCCCTCTATCCGTCTGTTTATGACAAGGCGTACGCCCGCATGTATCAAAAAGCTAACTTGGCCCTCTCCTTGTGGGAGGCTGGGAAAAGCTTGCGTATGATTGCGATGCGTGCTCGTCAGATCGCTCTGGCGGCGCGTTATCTCAAGCGTCTGCAATTTCATGCGTTCGCCAACACGTTGGGTATCCGGGGGTATCACCCCCCGTCCCGCTCACGCGTGCGTAAGATCACACAAAGTGGTGGTGATGTAAGTTCCCTCTGGCTGGAGTACACCTTTGGGTGGAAACCGCTAGTTCAGGACATTTACAACGCCACTCAAGTGTTGCAGCAGGACTTTAACTTTTCGAAGTTTAAGGCCAGCCGCTCTGTTCCCGCATACGTGGATTACGTGAACAGCAGTGGGTTCGGCTATGCCGCATCCGCAGCTGTCTGGTGTAATGTTGGTGGGTACGTTCGGATTACAAACCCGAACCTCTTCCTCGCCAACCAACTGGGTCTCACGAACCCGGCGGCCGTTGCTTACGATGCCATCCCCTTCTCTTTCGTGCTGGACTGGTTTTTGCCAGTTCAGAAATTCCTCGCGTCTTTTCAGAACGACGTGGGGCTCGAAATGAAGGGTCTGTATCGCGGGCACGGTGCGAAATGGAACGGCTATGGAAACCACGAAAGTGGTGCCCATGGTGGCCTCCGGGGCGTTCAATATGAGCGGGCTCGCCTTAACAGCTTGCCCGTTCCGTCGATCGCCTCTCGGCTTCGCGTTCCTGACGCGTCCCCCTGGCTTGCTATGACCTCGGTCTCATTGGCTGTCCAACAGCTAAATGGTCTCGTTGCTCGTAAAAGGCTATAACTTAACTGTTCGGTTTCTACCGACGACAACCCAAAGGAAACATCATGCCTCAAATGGCAAACATCACCGTCAAAGACAACTCCAATACGGACGTTGTCTTCACCGCTCTCGCGGCCTCTGGCGGCGATGGTGTTCCGGCGCGTTGGCGCGTGGAAGATGCGTCCACTCCCGTGGCGCTCCGTGCGACGGCTGATCTGAAGACCGTTTCTAACGGTCCTAAGACGGCTCGCCGCATGGTCGTGGATATCTCGATCCCCGAAGTCGTGCTCAACACCACTACCGGTCTGAAGACCTTGGTGGCGCGCACGCCCCTCCGGGCCGAGATCACGATCCCGAGCAACGGCACCAACGCGGCTTACGCCGCCACGGTGGCGTTGAACTTCCTCGCTGCCGCCCTCGTGAAAGATTCCGCTATCAGCGGTTTCGCTCCTCGTAACTAACGTTTCGGGAGTTCACGATGGTTTCACCTGTCGACAATCACTTGTCACGGGTTCTGTCGGCTTTATGCCACAGCGCCGACACTCCTCGTGCCCTAACAGTAGAGATACTGCGCAGGCACGGAGAGTGGGTTCAGCTACTATCCTTAGCTACTGATCCTCGACACTATCTCGCTAATCAGGCTTCAAAGCTGAGGAAGGACGTCGCAGTTTCGGAGTTTCTCCGTAAATGCCGCTTCGACCTTCTGAAGGCCCCTTCACAACGTGAAGAGGTAGCCATTACTGGCTTCTTTGAATCCGAGCGGAAGTGCGCTCAGACCAATCGTCGGTTTAAGAATCTCCTTTCCGGGTTTTACCCTGAGAGCGATGATGCCTGGGCCTTGCCCTTTCTGGACAAGGCACGTGGTTTCGTTGCGAAGGTTCTTGGTCGGCTCCCCGACTCTCTCGAGGGTCGCTTTGGTCCTGGCGCTACATTCGGTGATCGGGGTCGTCTCACGACGATCCCTGATAAAATAACCACCGGAATTCAACTTACACCTGGGGCTTCTTGCCTCGAGCCCTTGCTCCGCGGAACCGCTTGGTACCGCGAGTCGTGTTTGTTGAACCAAAGGACCGGTCCGATCTCCTTTTCCCGCGGAAACCGTTTCACAACGGTCCCTAAGGATTGGAAGAAGGACCGTGGTATCTGCATTGAACCGAGTGGGAATGTGTTCCTACAGCTAGGGGTTGGCTCTTTACTCAAGAACCGTCTCCAACGCTTTGGACTCGACCTCACACGGGCTCAAGACAGGCACAAGATCTGGGTTGCCGAAGCTTCCAGGACTGGAAGCCACGCGACCATCGATCTTTCCTCTGCCAGCGATACTGTCGCGACGTCGCTCGTGAAGCTTTTGCTTCCGAGTGACTGGTATGAACTGCTGACCGCTCTTCGCTCACCCGCTACCCTTATTAAAGGGAAATGGGTTGTTTTGGAGAAATTCTCCTCTATGGGGAATGGTTACACATTTGAGCTCGAAACCTTGGTCTTCGCCTCGCTCGCTTACGCTTGCGGTGGCGGTGTCCTTGGAGTCGATTTCAGCGTGTATGGTGACGATATTATCGTACCCACAGCTGTTGCCTCTGATACCCTAAGACTGCTAGACTACTGCGGCTTTATCCCTAATCAGGATAAAACGTTCGTGGATGGCTATTTTAGGGAGTCGTGTGGATCCGACTTTTTTAACGGAGAGCCCGTAAGGGCACACCATGTCAAAAGTCAGCCTACGGCGCCAGAGGAGTGGACGGCACTGGCTAACGGGCTTCGGCGCTTGGCTTTGCGAGACAATCGCGATGCTTGGCGCTGGAGTTTTCCTTACACTGCTTGGTTGCGGTGTTTGGATGTTATACCAAGTGCTATCCGCCGGTTACGCGGCCCTGATGAACTCGGGGACCTTGTAATCAACGACGATGATCACACCCAGTGGGGCGTGCGCGTGAAGTCCTGCATCAGGTACTTCCGCGTTTACAGACCGGTGGCTAAGCCGCTGGCCTGGACGCACTTCCGGAGTGGGGTCATCCTCGCTGCAGCTCTATATGGATGTCCCTCACGCGGTGTCATTCCGCGAGGTGGGGTATCCGGCTATAGAGTTGGTTGGGTCGCTTATTCCTAAGCTCCCTTTCCGTTAGGGGGGATACTCTCCTCCCTTTCTTCCCTTTTCAGGGTGGAGGGC